GGATGACCAAGTGTTTACCACGTCCTTGGTGATCGCGTCGGCGGTTCCGGTCCATTCGACCACGGCCCAGCGGATAGCTTGCGAGGATGAGCAGCGAATACGGGCGCGGAGGGCGACGGTCTGGCCGCGCAGGTCGCGGCAGTTGATGCTTTCGATGGGTTGAGCCGAGCCCATGCGCTTGGCGGTCACGTCCGGCTGAGTCATGCGCAGGCTCGTCGGCTGGCCGTTTTCTTGGTCGGTCTGCTGGGCAATGGTCACGTTGCCCGACTCGGTGAGGGCGTACCATTGGTCGAGGTGGTAAACGGCATCGGCGGCGGTGGTCAGGCCCGCTTGATTGATGGAAAAAGCACCGTTGATGATGCGGTTCTTCATGCCCAGAAGTTGCGACGGCGTAGCGTAATCAACGCCAGCAGTAGCGATAGAAGGCACTCCCGTGGTCGTCGTGTTTTTCAGGATGCCGGTAGCCAAACCGCCAAGCGAGGTGCCGTTGATCTTGGTCACAGCGGCGGTAAGCGCCCCCGTTCCGCCCGATGCAGTGACGTCTCCCGTGATTGAGATAGTTTGATCGCCAGTGTTCGTGCCACTCGTGTTTGTGATCTTAGTCTTTTCGGCTGGAAGAAGCAGGCCCGCATTAGTGCCGTCCGCCGCTGCGATGTCTGCACCAGTCCCCGTGCTAGAATTGACCGTTACCTTGGTAGATGCAGCGGTCGTAGTCAGGTTAGTCGCGCCCGGCGCATATTGTGTGAAAGATGTTTTCATAAGACACTAATTATCGCGGCGGATAGGATTTCATCAGATATGAATACGGTCAAGTCCTGCGGCGATACAAACATTGCCGTGCAAGCCTTGTCTCCCAGCGGATTGTCGAACGTGAGCGACTCGGGGTAGAGATTCGTCACGGAGTACTCCACCTCGCCAATGGTGACGATGCGCGGAAGTGGGTTAGCTGGGGGCAATGGTTCGTCGATGATCATTAGGCGAGGCGGATGGCGATTTGAACTTGTACTGAGCCGGTAGAGCGGGTCAGGTGGACTTTACCCGTCGAAGACTCCACGGGGTCGAGAATGGATGTCCACGCAGTCGTGAGTGATTGGCTGGTCACTATGTCGGACGCGCCAGCGGTGGAGCCCATGTACGCCGTGCAAGTTCCGCTCACGGTCCGCATCATGATGAAGTCGATGACATAGCCAGTAGGGATGATCACGCGATCACCGATGATAAAACCATCAGAAGCGCGGGTGTAACGGATGACGCCAGTCTCGGCAGGGTCGATGATGGAAACTCCGCTCGCGGGAAGTTCGAGATGGGCACTATTTCCAGAAGTATCGCGCACCATATACCCCGCGTTGCGCTGGCCGGAGTCCTGCTCGAAGAGGGTGCCGAGGGGGATGAATTGAACCCCCGATATTACAAAGTCCCCGTTTGATGGACTATTGAAAATCAACGAGGCACCGGCTGCACCGGTTGTAACTGTTAGTTCAATTCGATTTGCGCCTGCCAAGACATTGGTGTTGGACGAGCAATTTGTGCCACCGGGAATGCCGAGGCGCACCACTGGCAGCACTCCACTGTTAAGCGTTGCCGTGAAAATAGCCGCATACCGCCTGCCAACGGTTAATGTAAGCGACGGCCCTGACCATGCCATCCCATCAGAGGCAGTATTTACCGCGCTGAATCCAGTAGCCGATGCGCCCGTAAATGTCTCATATCCAGCACTACTAAACGCGCTCGTATTTAGCGCCGTCATACTCCCGCCGCGTTGCTCCGGCAGCGTGACCAGCCCGCGTCCGATTAGCGCCGTGATTTCGGACTGCGTTAGGGCGTAGTTGAAGAATTTTAAACGCGCAATATTACTATTAGCGGAATATGCAGCGCCTCCGATAATGTAGTTTATATAGTATGGTGAGGTTAGTGCACTTCCATTAACAATGGACCCGACAAGGACTCCGTTTCTATATGCGTAATAAATATCATTCAACTTAACTATCACTACAAGCATAGGCGTGTTTGGAGCAACAGGGTCCACAATATAGCTTTCTGCTAATGTCGATCCAACTATCCATAATGAACCATTAAACCTGATTGTTAAATCTGTGGACGATGGTGCGCCACCTAATATCGTCCCTTGCGAGCTTGAGCCTAAAGATGAATAATTAAGCATGAATGCTAACGTAAAATCCCCCGTCCCCACAGCCGGAATACCGCCGTTGCCAATCACCGCCCCCGCCGTGCCGTCGAACCGCAGTCCCTCCCGCTCGATCAGGGCCGCTTTGCTGGCGATGTCGGCGGCATCAGCATATTCCGTATTAGCTATAACCTTACTATTTGTTAATGGCGAAGCCGTTAAAACAGTATTCGCGGACCCCGTAAAAGTTTTTGAACCGGAAATTGTTTCATTGCCCGTAAGATGTACGAAAAAGGAATCGCATTGAGATGCGGTATAATAGTTAGGAATTGGCGTTGGAACCAATGCACTATAGTTGATTACATCTTTTGAAACCGTAACTGGTACTTGCAATATGGTTCCAGGACTTCCACCGCTAGGAGTAATTTGAATTTCAAGTTTTAGAGTTATGCTATCAGAAGTCTCACCAATGAAGCGGTTAAGCATCCCATAGGTAGAAAGATTTAGGGATCCTGATAATCCAACTGGAACCTTTAATCCAGAGGTATTTACGGAATATGCCGTACCCACGCCATTTGCTACGGTGGTAACAGTCCATGGTCCACCTGCGCTCCCTGTTACCGTGTAAATACTCGACCCACCCATTGCATCTTGAACATCTTGCGCAGATGCATTGTATTGTATAGCTGCGGTTGTAGAAGTCGATGTGGTGATTTGGAACGTTCCTGCGTAGGGTACAGGGGATAGCGTGATACTCTGAACGTTTTGTGTCGTAGAACTACCTGCCGCGATACTGGAGATAGTCGCACTTGCACCGCTAAACGAACTCCATGTCGTATTAAGAGCGTAAGGATCTACGATGAGTTGAATTACTTGAACCTCTGCCACGCTAGCCGTACCAGCCACAACTTGCGATATCACCACGTGAGATGCGGGGTACAGTGTATTGGTGGAGGAAATTAACGTTCTAACTCCTACGTTATTGAATGTTACGATGAAAATTCCGGCTTGAGGGCTAGTAACTACTACGCCACCAGCAGAAGTTACAGACGCGAGCGCGTTTAGTGTAGTCTGTAACGTAGCAGCGGTTACGCTTGGAACGATTCCAGATGCGGTGTTTGCTCCGTAAGTTAGAGAAAATGCGCCAGCCGTTGGAACCTTGTCAAATTCGCCGAGCCCAACAGTTACAGATGCAGAAGAGTAATCCACATCATCCCACGCCTGACCGGAAATAGACGAAGGTTTAACCAATCTAAGGGTAAGTGCAACCGTATCATTGCGGATAAGGCGAGGGATAGATCCCGGAAAATTAGTCGTAAAACTGTCTAGGATGCCGGATTTATCCGAGTCCTGTACATTTACGATCAGTGATAGGGAATTTACATCGGCCATCGTGCGTAAAGGTTAGTTTTTTAGTGTTTGGTTGTAAAGGGCAACGATTTATTCCTCACGCCAAGGAATTTGTTTCACTCGAAGATGACCCACGCACTCACCCGATTGCTCATGGTAAACATGGTGCAGCGTGTACCTGTTCTCAGATCCACCTTTCTTTTTTTCGTTGATAACGTGATCGGCTGGGCAATGGGGTAATACGGCCATTCGTAATCCTGCGGGAATCCAGCGGTGCCAACCGATAAACAGATCTTCCGTTCCACCTCCATCATACCCCTCGAAATGAGCGAGTGACAGGGCTTGGCGATTCATTAGAGTACATCCGAAGCCAACCCAGTCAGTTGGAACCATTGCGCCGTAGCCGATGCCAGGATATGCACTATCTAGCCAACCGCGACGCCGCCATCCATACTTTGCCGTTACTTGCCAGATATTTCCATCGGGAGGGCATGCTTTGATGCGCTTATGCAACCGGTCGCGTCTGGAAATAAGTTTATCAGGGCGAGTTTTTTCTTTCCAGTCTTTCAGCTTTGATTCCGTGTCCTCCCATAAGAATTTCAAGCGCGGTGAAAGCTTTCGTTCATGTGGTAGATAATCTTCAGCGATAGGGTTTTGAGGAGTTCCGAAACCTCCCAGAAATGAACTGTTGGGATATGGACACATCGCCACGGCATAATGGCCACCATCGAACCGGCAGGCGTCGAGCAGGCAGCGCAGCGCGTTGGGCTGAGGCAACGTGTCGCTGTCGAGCGACCAGCACCAGTCTGAGTCGACCCGGCGAGCTGCAGCATGGGCAACGGTTCGCATATCCGCGATAAGAAGTTGCGCAGCCTGCTTGTAATTTGCCGACAATCCTTCGACGAAGCGTTTTTCTGCGATCAGCTCAACGTCGCAGTTTGGCAACTCGCCCTTCCAGAAGTCGTGCACTTCCTGCAACTCCTTGGAAGTGTCTCCCACGATAAACACGTTGGCCGACTCGACTTTGGCAATGTGGAGGCACGCGCTCACGCGGCGTGCTTGGGCCTTCATAGCATATGCGTAGGACTTGGTGGAACAAACGGTTATTGATAATTTCATGTGTCGGAATATGCAAATGTCAGAACTTCTGGCAATCCTTCTCTTAAATCTTGAGCGGGAGTACCCGCACGGAAAGTCTCTGCCGCCATAATGCTAGAACCTAAAGATGTGGTCGAAATTGGTGATTCATTGACTTGTTTATAACTGGTAGTTGATAATCCGTCTCCTATGGTATATCGCCATGCAAAAGCATTGGTTAAAGTTGCATTTTGTTGACCACCCGTCCATGCGTGAGCACCTCCTGCGACAATTCGATTTGATACATATGATTGCGCATGGTTAAAGTTACAGAAGGAATCCCCGATTCCTTTGGCTGATATATCAACCGTAAAGAATGTTATCGTTTCCGTGGTATAGCTATTTGTTATTGTTCCCACTAAAGTTGTAGATGACTCAGTACGCGCAGCCGTAACGCTACAATTAGTTCCACCAAAACTAAAAGAATAGAATGAATTGCTAGTAAAGGCACTCTCTCCACCTGTTAAAAAAGGCGTAAAAAGATTAGCGGGTGATCCGAGTCCTATGTTATAGGTTCCGATATAAAATGAAGATGCCGCTGAAATGGATTTACCTTGATCCCCATTAGATCCCATGTGTGAGGGAGCTTGATACCCACCAAAACGGTCCGCACGTAGTAATTGAAGACCCCCCGCAATTTCATTGAAAAAAGGAGTTGAGGGACTGTATTTTTTTGTAACCGAAAGACCTGGACCTCCTTCGTAATTCAAATATGACGAAACCCATTTACGAAGATATGAGTGAACTATTGGGTAAACAACAGATCCACCTGATTCATTTATGCCAGTGATAGTGTCGGAGAATTGGGAAGCCGTTAAGAATTGTTGGTATGCGGTATATGCCCACTCTCCACCTGCCGTATAGGTATATATACTATTAGCGTATGTTGGTATTGTTTGGGTTATTGTAGTTGCACCGCTAAGGTATGTTTCCTGTGTTGCCGTTCCTCCTATCCATCCATCAAAAGCTTGCTGAGTTACTGTTATGTAAGTATATGCGGACACCGTTATGGTTGAAGTGCCAACAACTAAATACGGTACAGATACAGTGTTGCTTTTAGCTGTTAATGCGTGTGGTGCCCCTTTGGAGTATGAATAGATTGCTGAATTTAATGTGGTCTGTAAAAAGGAATTTCCAACCAATTCATCAAGCTTAGAAACACCCGTTGACCCTGTAGCAGTTTGAATCCTAAGGAATTCACTGTAATCAGCACTAATGACAGGTACTGCGTGATTCGATCCAACTAGATACGAAGCAGTTTGAGCTACATAATTAGTAGTTGAACGTGTGACATAAGATACCGTGACATATGTGTAATCGGTAGTTTCATTGGTAGTCGAAGCGTAAGTGTAAGTATTGGTTCCTGTTCCACTGGTTAATGCCGTTGATACGATGACATAACTAGGGGAATCATAGTCTGAATTATATGATGCTATTGCGGAGTCTTTGCACAGCGACAGAGTTGACGATCCAATATATCCGGTTGTTACGGTTGAGGAGCCGCCCAAACTTACAGGAAAGTAACTTAAGTATGAACTGGTATATACACTTGAAGCGGATCCGCTAGTTAATCTCGATGAACCTACGGATCGAGTGAAACCAGAATTTCCGCTAAAATAGCTAGTATAAGCATTCGATCCTGTTTGCGTAAATGAATATCCAAATGAATCCGTCCCAGAGTTACTATAACTTGAGCTACTTGTAAAGGAATAGGCATTTTCCCATGGGGCTGGACCTGCGGCAATTTGATACCATGTACGCGCCATAATTCAAATTACTGAAGATAAGTTGTAGGTATACCATACATCTGTAGGTTTTTCTCCTGGACTAAGGGGGCCTGCTTTATCCGTTTCAAAAATAGCCGACGGAGTAAGCCATGGATTGCCGGGGCCTAGCACCCGAAATATCGTGCCATCTACAATTACGTGGGTTAGTATATTTACGTTTGTTGGGGGGACTCCCATCGAGGTCGGCATCCCATCGAGCCAAACTACCCCCGAGGCAAATTGAGCTGTCTGAATTTCAGCATTGGAAAAAGTACAGACTATTCCAATGTAAATCGTCCCAGTCTTTGATATACCAGTGAGAGATAAATAATTCGAGGGGATCAATCCGTTAACTGTGCCGGGCCGGAATTTTCCCGTATAAGTCCCACCGGCGTCAATCAGCGTAAGATCAAATGGATATTCCGTAGCTGCCATGCCACCTGCACCTGCTTTTATCATAAGAGAAGTCCCGCCTACGCTTCGATTGTAGAGGTAGCCTACGCCCTGCCTTATGGAATTGGCGCGGATAGTGGCAATAATTTGATTGAGCCGCCGCGCAGTAAGTTGCTGCGTGATCGGCGCGTTCGCCACAAAGTATGGTAGCTTCTCGGCTTCCATTAGGTTGTTTTGTAATCGTAAATGTTATCCCATCCATTTGGACCGGACATTTGTAATCCTACAGTGATATAAAAGGCTCCGCCCATTTTACGCCATGAAAACTCCGTTTGCAAATATCCCTCAGTATCTGATTGAGGGATTGGGGCATTCTTAAAAGTGCCAGATACTGCATCGGCCTGCCATCGTTTTCCAACTTCAGAATAATCGGACTTTGTTGGTGCTGTAGGTTGGCAAAAATTAGATTTATAGGTAGTGCCAACGCGCAGGTAAGAATCCATGCCATAACGCTTCTTTTTCCACAGCTCAACCGCTAATGGATTTGTGGAAGTGTATGAAGTAGCATTGGTTTCGAGTGCTTTTTGAATTTCTGCGATTTGCGAGGTAGTAACAGGTGGAGACATAGGCATATTTCCATCTTTATCCCTATAGCCAGCGTATCTGGGATGGGATTCCAATGGTTCTGAACTAGTCGTCATGGTTGCTTCTTCCTGCATGAGCTTCATCGGTTCATCGGCGATAACTCCTCGATATATGCAATCGAAGCGCCCAATGTCACCAGGCTCGCGCACGGTGGTAAACTCGTAAAGAAGAAGTGAGGGGAAGTCTGGGTGTGATTGCAGTGGTTTAGGAATATAAGTCGCAACTTTTGACCAGCCACATTTATACGATAGCTTAGCCTCGCCGCTGCCGTCTGGAGCCATTGTAAGGCTCTGGTCGGGCTGAAGCGTAAGAACGTTTTGATTTCCAATGGTTTTTACTGACATAAATTAAGCTACTCCCTCTCGCATAGTAGGCAGGTCAAAAAAACCCGCCTTTTTTTCGCTCATCTTAGTTTTAATATCAATCAAGATACGAGTTGCATTCTTTTGCTCAAAAAGTTGTTTTTCCTCGATAGTCATTCCCACGCGCATAGCCCCGCCGCCGCCGCCGATTTTGGCCATCGAGTCCGCAATGACCGAATATGGGTCTGCCTTCATGCCAGCGTAGCCAGTGAGCTTTTCGGGGGCGGACTTGGCTAGAGCTGCGCCGGACTTTTCAGCGGCTGAAGCAAGGGCAGCTAGCTGCCCTTTAAGTGCACGAGCCTCAGGACTATCGGAAAGCTCACCTAGCGATGACATGGCGTCACTCAACGCCATTTTGATGATCGGCGCAATTTGAGACGTGTCGGTATTGGTTAAACTTCCACCTTCAAATCCAGTCCTCCAAGTATCGAATATCCCTGCTAGCTGGGCTTGCAATGATTCATTGTCTGCTTCAATACCAGTTAAAACGCCACTAACGCCCGGAAGCTTGTCTATTAATGCAGCTATGCCTTCGATTAGCCACCCAAAAATCTTGGTTAACCCGCGAATCAAAAATTCAAAAGCTGTGATTAATCCCTTACCAAGCGTATTGACTATAAGGATGCCAACATTGCCCCAGTTAATTGAGACGATAACTGAATCTATGGCAATCCCGAGTGCCGTAGCTCCAGCTCCCAACACATCCATCAGGTGATTAAACGCATTTTTAAGGTATTCAGATCCAAGCGCAAAACCCGTTGAAATTATATCGCCCAAGCTATTATTCACTAATGCGCCATTAAGTATATTCACCGCACGCGCAAATTGGGCGCCAAATTCCTCTCCGATCTTCGCGAGATCAATTCGGTTCAGAGTTTCGAGTAGCACCTGCAATGGCTTCAAAAATTGAGCCGACATGGACAAAAAGAACTCACGTATCTTACCGCCTACCGCTTGGATCAGCTCGAAAACCTTGGAGAACTTGCTAGCGTTCTCGCTTAGGATCTTCGCCTGTGCTCCATATTGTTGAGTAGCGTTTTCTAGTGCCTTGGTATAGTTTCCAGCATTGCCAAAGATACTTTGAATCGGCCGGCCAGTCTCTACAAAGTCCTTAATAGCAGCTTGTGCCCCCTCTGCGGACATGCCGATATTCTCAATTGCTTTCTGAATCACGAGAAACGAGCCAGGATCCATCCGCCCCGCCGCTTGTGACGCATGGTGCATTGCGTTTCCGAAGTTTATGGCATCTTTAACGCCATCTTTCAGGAACTCCATCCCCTTCATCGCCGCCATACCGGCAGCAAACACCGTAAGGGCACGCTTAGCGGTAGTCAATGCTTGCTCAAAGCCCTTGATATTAAGCTCTAAATAGCCAATTGCCGCTGCGTTTGCCATATGGATTATTTGCCGAAGTTTCGGGTTAGTTTATCTGACAGAGAATTCAACTTTCTTTGGAATAACTTGGCAACAAACACGGCGGCCTTTTCTCCAGTGTGGTCGCGCTCATTGATTTTCTCAGCGTAGCCGACGCTATTTTTAACCCAAATTCTGATGACGTCCCCTGAGTCCTCAAACTTCCAGAAACGCCAGCCCTTGGCGAATGTGCCGCGAGCTCGGATTCGGCGAGCAATTTCCTCGTCAATGATTTGCTTTCGATCTTTGAGTGATCTCTTGTACCAGCCTTGTACCGTAGTGATTCTCGGATCTTTGATCTTCAATCGAAAACCAAGCGAACGCTTTGACTCCATTTCTTGCACGGTTGGAGTCGAGTCTTCCTTAGCAATCTTCTTGGCCATGCGAACGAAGAAGTTGGCATTTTGCATAGCCAATGGTTTACCTTGAGCACGAGCATCCTTGCGCATCTTATCGAATGCGATATTGAGGCTGGAAGGATCAAATTTAGCGGATAAAGACATCGTCGAACTTTGAGGCGAGTGATTCTTCGTTATCGGTTATTCTGCGCGTCTCAACTCTATTTAGGCGTAAGCAAGAATGTAGGTATGCGTTGACTTGAACCAGCGGAATTTCCCACATTATAAAGTCTGGATGCCACCCGAATTCCTTGGCTAGAACAGCCACGAGAACGGCTGATTCAGGCGGCTCTGCTAGTTTCCCGAAGGTTCTCCCCCCGTGGATTCATCAAGTGGAACGGCACGGGTTGAAAATGCGTTCTCGATCACATCTTTTACCACTCGCGCCTCTTCCTCATAGTCTGCAGGAGTAATCGTAGCATCAGCCCAGTCGATGATTTGACCCCAAAATCCATCAGGATCGCGGTGGGCCTTAGCCATCACCTTTTTATCACTGCAAAGAAGGAGAAAGAGAAGCGCATGAATATCTAAAAGCGAAGGAGCTGGATCGCCACTCATACGGACCCCGATGGACATCGCGACAGCGCGACGGCCCTCGGAAAATGGTTGTAGCTCTTTTCCTTTAAATTCAAAGGTGCGGTGAAATTCGTTGTTTATATTATTCATGGTCATAAATTAGCCGATAAGTTGACGGACTTTCTGGCGCATGGATGGACTGGCGCGATCGGGAATCATAACGGTTTTTTCCCCGTGTTGAACGATTCTCATGGGGACCGCCTTAGTCCGAATCCAATGAAGGAAAGTTTCCCTGTTTTCCAGAGCACCTTTCATCCAATAAAGCGGATGCTCCGTATCCAAAGTGGTTTTCTCCCATTCTTTTCCGCAAGCATAGTATGCCTTTATAAATTCTTTTGCTTCGGATCCCTTATCGCCGTCTCCATTAAACCAAAACGTGTATTTCTCGGAACGCTGGCCATCCCTCTCTTCGACCACGCAAGTTACGGGGTCGGTATCTCTTAGCGGGATGCCGAGAGCGGAGAGGATGGACGCGAGCTTGATGTCAGATGTGTAGATATGATTCATAGGTTAAAATGTCAGACCGATCAGGTGATTAGCGGGTAACGGGTAGCATTGACGGTAATTTTCTTAAACTCAGTGTTGGAAGCTTGCACATCTACATCGTCGGTATAGATGCCGCCAACAGTTACGCCGCCTACGGTCGTAGTGTTAGCAACAGTTAGGACAACGCCCGGAGCAGCAGCGGAGATGCCAGTAGTTCCGGTCATAACGCCACTAATTGAATATGATGTAGTTGGATTATAGAAAGCGACCAAAACAAATTCGCCCGACTCGTTGCGGACTTGGTTCTTTTCGCGTTGGGTTTTAGCGCCGACGGATTGGACGATGATGCCGGTTTCGGCAGTCAGGCCCCACGTTGCGCCAGTGGTTCCGATGGTTACAACAGGCATGGTTTTTTAGGTATTATGGTTAAATGGTTAAACGTTATCTCTTGGCATACAGAATACGTCAAATTGAATGTGGTACTCATAGGCCTTGTAGTCCTGTTGTACGCGCATATCGCCAGAAATAGGCACAAATCCGTAACAATGAAAGCCCGTTTCAGCGCTAATAGCCGCCGCCGGAGAAGAATATAGGAAATTATTTATTTGCGCAATAATCGAATCACGATTGTCCGATGTAATTACTTTAACGTGAGAACGAAAAACGCAATCAACGCGGATTTTGAATATGCCAGAACCAGGCCCAATTTGCTCCTCGTATGAATTACCGTGGACGATGATGTACGGCATCGCCTCCTTGATTCCATCGGTATCCGATATGTAAATTGGAACAGATGGATCTACTTGCAATACAAGTTGATTTTTAACCGCCTGTTCGCATTTTGAAATTACGAGGTTCATTAGGCAGCACGAACTTGCACGATTAACTCGTTCCCATCAGCCGATAGCATATTGGATACAACCAGCTTTTTCAATGCCACCCCGGAATCCGTTAGAGTGACAACGATCCCATTAACAATTTCAGATATATCCGACGCTTTAAAATGGATTGATTGAGTGTCTATCATTTGTTGTCCACCAAATGCGTCTTCTTCAGTCTGTGAGTTATCGCCCACAAGTACAGTGTATGTGGTTAGCCCCACCGTGCAAGTGGTGGGAAAGTCGTAAATAAAAACCCCCGCTAGATCAGCTGCGAGGTATGACTTCATGGAATCCATCGTTGGCTGAGCTTAGTGCCTGCGATTAAAACGACAAGATCAACGCTAGGATTTAGGCATCAGCGTTTTTGCATCCGCCTCAGCTTTATCTGCTTGTTCTATTTTTCCGATTCCTCGTAATGACTCTGCGTATAAAAGTAGCCCCCTCCAACTATACCACGGCTCCACTAAATTCCAATAGCTACGTGCCGGTTTAGGCAGAAGCATCATCATTTTTGCGAAATGGAATGCGGTATACGGGTCTTTGTCGATCAGCGCATAGCTAGCTAGGAGTGCAAGTGCTTCGCGCCTATCTGGCTGTGTGGCGAAAGCCAACGCCGCCCATTCCTTCGCTTTAGGGCCATTTTCTTCCTGAGCAAGGTTTAGATATGTCTCATACTTCTCAACCGCGTCTAAATCAGGGCAAGCAAGAGCGGCGGTGGCATACATTAGGTGCTTTGCCTTATCACGCCCGACAAATTCCTGTTGCATGTAAAAGAAGTCGCGTCCCGCCGATTCAACTGATTTTCCGAGAATGCGCATATTTCTCTCGTGCGATCCGGTTTTGTTCTCTCTGGGTTGATGGAGGAAAATCGCGTCTTTTAAAATGCGATAAGATACGTCTCGGCTAAATTTCAGTTGCTCATGGATAGCATGCTTCCATTTCGAGCATCCATCGTTGCGGATTAGCCGCTCGCGCTGGACAACCTGCTCGCCATTTGGGCGGACGTGATATGGGCAAACGAAAACGTCATGCGATTCGGATTCAGCCGCTTCGCGCAGGGCATCGGCAGCCCCGGCCTCTAATACGTCGTCGAGATCGGCCCACATGAGATACTTCGCCCCCGTCTCCTCCGCGATGTCCCAGGCCTCTTGCCGAGCATGGCCGAAGTTATCGACGTGCGGGAAATCCTCATTGGAGAGCGTTTCCTTGTTGAAATAGGTATGTGTTGACAAGCTTACGCCCTGATTGATCGCCCAACGCTCCGCCAACTCCAGCGTTCGGTCTGGCTTCTGCGAACCTACGGCCTGCATTAAAACGATGAAGTCAACCGCTTTCGAGAATGTTTCAAGGAAACGGATGATATTATCTTCTTCATTTCCGGTTATAGCCGCTAAGCAAATGCTGTTTTTATTAGTCATATACTAAAAGTTTTTGATGAAAAAAGCCGCTCGGGTCAAGAGCGGCTTTTCATGGTTTTTTACGGTGCTTTGTTGTCGATATGTGCCTGCGCCACTTTGCCAATTAGCAAAGCAGCCAAAACCTCAATAACGCTCTGAGGAAACTCCTCCACCTTGCGATTTATGATAGAAGCAGTGGCCCACACGGAGATAATGATGCCGACACCTGCAACGTTAACAATCCGCATGGTCGAAATGTTGCCTGCATCATCTTTGGTTGCGGCGATTATCCATTGATAAGGGTTCATAATTTGAAATAAACGGTTACGCTTCCGCTATCGGTTGTGCGTTCAACATGGCCACCAGCTGGGCAATTGGCAATTGCATCTTGGAGCTCGGTAAATGTCCCGAACTCCAAAAAACATCCTTCACCATCAGGTTGATAGACGATGAAGTTCATGTATTAGAATCCGTAGTAGCCCTGTAAATCGACGAAGACGGTTCCGGTCTGGGTCGCGCTGGACAGAAGCGAAATCGCCACGTTCGGAGCGGAGCGGATCGGAGAAGGCAGCGTGATAGTGGTGACCGGCAGCGCGGTGGTTTGCAGACGGATCTGCTTCAGGATGCGGTAAGCAGTAGCAGTGCCGGACGCCGTAACCTGAACGCCAGTGCCGCCCGGAGTCAGTGCAACGGTGAATGTGGTGGCGCTGGGGACGGTGGCAACGTAAACAACCTGATTGGCAGAGACGCCAGTAATTGCCAGCGTGGCGATACCTTGGAGAACAATGGCGTCACCGATTTTAAAGTCGTGCGTACCGCTAGTGAACACGCCGGGGGTGGCAACGGTGGCCGAGGCGATGGCAACAGGCCCATCAACCAGCCAGAGCGAGGTCGCACCACCAATGGCATCCGTGCTGACATTGATTCCTGAAACATAGGTTCGCACGTTGGCCGTGCCCGATGCGGCGCGAACCTGCGTAAGCGTTGCGGCAGAGGCCCACACGGTCGGAGTCAAGCTGCTCACGGCAGACCAATCAAGTTCAGCGGTGCCAAACTGCTTTTGAATAACCTGATAACCAGTGGTTGCAGGAATATAAGATGCATCACCCGCAGTTAACGTGGCATCAACCGTAGCGGCAGTGGTCGGGACAACTTTCGCGCCAGTAGGCATCGGATTTCCGACCATAGCGGCAGAGTGCGCAGCCATAGTTTGACCACCGACTTGGGAGATATTAACGGGCGCATTGTTGATAGTATTGACCGATTGAGTAGCTGCCTGAGCGGAACCTACGTTGGCGACGGCACCAGTGATTGAGAACGTAGCTGTAGCCGTGCCCGTGATCGGGGCCGAAATATAACGAGCGGAAGGGGTGAGCAGATACTCGGCACCCGTGTTTGCAGTGATGCCGACGGCATTCTGAGCAAGATTATTACTTATTGCACCGAGTCCCGTGAAGGTTGCTCCAGTGGAATCATTTCCTTGCCTCCAAGTGATGGTCTGACCCGTGCCCGTCAGCACGGAAACCGAAAAGCTGATAACGCCGAGACCCGTACGATCAATCGGCATTAGGGCTGTGATGCCAGCTGGAAAGGTTGCGGCGGTAGCAGCGACATACTGAACATATGGTAAGTTGATTAGACCGCCGTTGCGATCTAAGGCGTCGATGTTGAGAGTCAGCGTTGGCCCAACAGTTAAGTTGCCCAAGACGCCAGTCGATGAAATCGCGGTTAGATTGAAGCGCAGGTAATTGTCTTTAGAAGTAGAGGCATAGCGGAACAAGCCAGGCGCTACAAAAGAATTGGTAGCCGCAGCATTCACCGCAAACGTCATCGGGATGACGTTGATATTGTTCCAAGTTACACCGTCCGCCGAAGACTGGAAATTACCAGCAAACGAACCAGCGGTTACGTTAAGCGTAACAGTGCCCGCCGCCGTAGCAGGAATCGACATGGTGAAGCTAACGCCGGCGCTGACAGATGTAACATAGGAGCCGGGAGTGATGCCCGTGCCGCCGAGAAGTTGGCCGATGCTCGGAGCTGTGCCAGTGTAGGTGACAGTGGTGCTACCTACCGCAGTAGTGCAGCTCGCAAGGGTGTTGGCAGTCGCGCCAAGGGTCGAGCTCGAGCTAATGCAGAAGGTGTAAACGCCACCCGGCACAACCTGCGCCTGAACCGTACCAGCAGCAGCCAGGGTATTAACCGTAGGGGGAACGAGAACCAATGGATTGATCGTTTCCACGGTATCGCGTATGGCTACCACCTCAGCGGTATCATTATATGCGGCCGCAACTGAACCTGCTTTAATGGTGTGACTATTAGTTCCATCATTCAGCGTAACCTTGCCAATAAGGGCAGAACCAGCTGGAAGGGCAGATGAAACAGTGGCATCAACAGTAAGCGCACCAGATGGATTAACTTTAATATCAACGTATCCACCACCTACAGCAGTGCTTAGGCCATGGATTATGGAGTTGGTGATAAGTCCAACATCAGTAGATACAACTTGATTGCTTAATGATTTAGTTTGTAAACCAGTTGGCAAATTTACGTTGAAGGCAACACCCCCATTGATGCCCTGTACTGCTTGCGCAAGTGTGCCGTTAACGCCAGCAGCAGTAACTGATCCCGATGCACCACCACCACCGCCACCACCACCAGTAACAGGTAGTGGGTTGGCAACACTTACGGGGATAGGCGTTCCATCTACATCGGCATATGTCGCTGCGACGGGCGCGGTAGGTTTATTCATACCTCCAACGGTAACAATATCAGTTGCCGAAAATAGGAGTGATGGGATTAACGCGAGAATTAAAAATCGTTTCATGGTCTGGTGTATAAAAATGGAAAGCCCACCCCAGCACGGGGCCAAGGTGGGCTTTTTAAGTTTCAACTTTTTACCTATTAGGCGTAGTTGGTGGTGATAAGTTCAGCGCTGGTTTCGTCGATGATCTTTTCAGCAGTATGCTGACGAACACGGAGAACGTTGGAGCGGCGTTGATCATCACGATAAGTCTCCGGAGTGAAGAGGCCCGTGGTATCTTTGCCCCACTGAATCGTGCGACCGATGCCACCAGATTGATATTCGCCACCACGAATATCGGCAACGGCGATATAAGTTGGCGACCAAATGAACGAGCCGGAATAAGCCTGCCCCTTTTGGTTGGCATTATATGGGGCCTGACCGATAAGGAGGTTATCCAGACCGAGTGCACGAGCAATATCTTCAGTGCCTGGCAGCGTACGCTGACCAGCGATCTTGGGAACCACGCCGAAAACCTGATTCTGCATCAAGGTCGAACGACGGATGCGCTGGAACACGTCGTAATTCATGATGACAGTGTTCGGGATGATGCCCTTCTTGAGCAAGCGACCCTTAGCCAAGTCGACGTCATTTACTACATCGAGAGTAGCAATGTTGGCAGCCGTATAATTGACCGTAGCTGCAACGGCGTTAAACACGCTATTGTCGAAAGTACGGGAAACCACGCGGGCCTCGTAGGACACGCGCAGGCTTCGCTCAAGAAGCTGAGCCTCGACGGCTTCCAGATTCATAAAGCGGTCAACCTCCTCCTCGTAGCTATCGTCGATAGTAGCTTCGAGACCGTATTCAACGGCGTCGTAAGTATCAATATCGAACTTGCGGTTTAGGCGCTGGTAAGAAGTACCAGACTCACGGGGCTTGGCATCAGCATTAAGCAGCTCGGCGTTAGCCAACTTCGCCTTCATGTAGATACCGCGCTTGGCATCTTCGACCTTCACAGGAAGGACGGAATCACCGATGAACAGTTTATTGAAATCTGCGTTAGCCTGCATCACCAGCGCATAAATATCAGCGCGGGGAGTAGCTTGTGCGTTTGTATAGGCCATTGTATTCTAGTATTTAAAGGGTTGGATTAGTAGTTTTCAGCAAATTCCACAACGATGCCAGCAGATGCGACACCATTTTGGAGCGCACGCATTACGGCAGCTCCAGTGCTAACGCCAACATAACCACCGGTAATAATCTGATAAGTAGTGCCAGCAGTAATAGCCGTGCCACTAACAGCAGCCATAAAAGTGCCGGGGGCAGACCAGAGTTTTACGCGACCATAGCCACCATCAAGAACATCTTCTTGAAGCATGCCGATGCCGCGCACATTATCGGCGCATACTTTAATAGTGCCGTCAGATTGCACGTTCACGGCGAGATATGCGGTGAGTGCGCCAGAAGCCACGAATGTGGCAAAGCCGCTGTCGTTTTGAGAAGCCATTTTAGTTTAGTGAATTAGGGTTGAATTACTTACGGGCAATGAGGCGGGAAGCCGCATATTCAGACTTAAAGTTTTTGATACAGAAAAGCATGGCGGCATTTTTATCGCCGTTCATTTCTTTGGTTTTTTCCGAAAGGATCTCCGAGAATGATTTAGATTTAGGAGCTTCAACATGAGCGACACCAGCAGGAGAAAGCTTAGTAGTGCCAAGGGTTGCGGAAAATGCTTTGATTGCCATACGCGCAGCATATTCGGCAACCTTCTTCATTTTCTTATCTTCTTTTTTATCTTCTTCCTCATCGTCGTCTTCTTCGCCGTTATCTTCGCCGGGATTATGCTCACCGACTACGACGTCGATGTGTTGATCTTCCTTTGATTCCGGCTTTGCCTCTTTGGCTGGATCCTCAAAAGTGGAATCCTTATTGGGATTTTGCACGGCGGGAGCAGCAGTGGGATCAGTTGCTTTAGGGGCGGCAGTAGCCGCATCGGATGAAGAGATTTGTTGGGAAACCTCGGCTTTTGGGGGGTTGGATGAGAGTGCGTCCTCGAGCGCCTTAATTCGCGCAGAAAGAGACTCAAAGTTTTTAATGTCCATATTGGTATTAACTGCTTTTTGGTTTATAGTTTTAGATTCCTCGTGTAAAGTCACACGGGGGATCGGTTTCGCTGAAAATAGAGAAGTATTCGCGGCTGGATCACTCACCAAGGCCACTGCTATGAGCTTATTGCAACGGGCAAAAACATGCTCGCCATCGACTTCGTCTTCTCCGCCAAATTCCAGCGAAAGGCCGAGGTGATCGGGGTTTTTCTGCGCAATTTCCAAAATCTTTGGGCGGCTTTCTTCGGATTCATAAATGTGCATGTCGCCAAGGATCTTTTCGCCCTCAACTCGCATGTTTTCGACGTATCCGATGGTCGATAATACACCAGATCCGTGATCGGCGCGAACTTTCAGCGTCCCGAGCTGGTTTGCACACTCGAAAATCTGCGCAATGGTCTTTTCATCGACCATCATTTGCCTGCCCTGCTTGTCAGCATGGCCCACAGCGGGGCCGCGCTTGATCAGCGAGACGCCTTTGATGATTCCTTCGCCTTGGAGAGTGTTCATTGGGGTTTATTTGCGGATTTAGGCGATTCGCTCGTTGCGCCAGCCAGTCGCCCACGCTGGTCAACAACCTCTCCCGTCGCATCCACGGTCTTTGTGACATTGGTAGGCATCGAAGGGCCGTTGCCGAAGATGTCTTGTGCCGTTGCGCCGATTGCTTGCGCGGCTTTTTCCTTGATTGCATGCCAGCGTGCAAAAGAATTGGCGACGTGTTCGGGGTCTTGGCCGTTGTCGATCCAGTATTTGAGTGGATCGAGTAAACCGATCTGCCACAAGTCACGGCAAGCGGTCGCCTCTTTGCCGATGTCGGGCTGGGGATGCGGGCGGAAACCCCAGCGCCCCTTAGTAATGATGCCCGCAACGGATGCGGGGAATATCCCTTTGGCGATAGCATCGGCAAGCGCCGCATTTTTCATGCGGTTAGCCAGCGGAATGATCACTTTTTGACCGCGCTCAAACTCCGCTTTCGCCTGTTCGCTCTCTAGTCGGGATGATACGCCGCCAAGCTCGCCGGCATCGAGCGCGAATGAATACGGCAGATTGTAGCTCATGGCTACCTGCTTTAAAAGAAATTGCATCAGGAACTGAGCTTCTGCGCCGGGGCTGGCGGTGTCTGGAAACTTAATGTCTTGGCCGTCGAGAAGGTGGTTAATTTGACCAAATTGAATATCTTGTTGCAATGCGCCCTGATTCTGCGGAGTTAAATTGGTAGAGTAAGGATCCATAGATCCAATGCCCTTAACCGCTCCCATGGAACCAGTAAATACGGTAAGAGCAGAAGCTAGCTTGGCCTTACCTTTCAAAAATTCCTGCATCTCATACAGGTCGCGCAGATTGGAAATGGCCGTTTCGAGCTTTGAAACGCCACGGTACATATCAATACGCATGGGATCAGTATAATGAATGAACTGATCGGCTGGAACATCCACTGGGCTATCGTATAAACCAACAGTCACAGCTCGGCGAAACACTCTGTAAGCAGTAGGCTCGCCATAACGTCCAAGTATAACGCCGCCAACATAATCGGCCCTAACCACATTTTGCCATACGCCGCCAATGCGATCAGGCTCAACCGCCTGTATTTTTAGGGGGTATTTTACTATTTGATCCTCGGACATTCCTTCTTCGGATCCCGGTCGCATATATGCCCATCCGTAGTCCCCGCCACGGTTCATTCCCATTACTCCAAACTCCAGCATCTTAAAAAAGTCGTAGCGACCGGTCAATTCAGCATTGGGAAACCACTCGTGGTTTAAATAGTTCTCAACCGCTTCGTCTAAAGCCGCATCGCCAGTAGTGGCGTGATATGATGTCGGCGCGACATACATTGCGTATTTGCGATTGAGGGTTTTCGCCGGGGCGAAATTGTTTTCGAGATCCTCGCATTCGCGGAGCAATTGAATGCGGTCGCGTTGCTTCTGGAAATCGTTCGGGTTGATATTCATCGGGGCCGAAGCCCGACGCTGCGTGGGGCGAGACCCATCATAAGCGAATTGATGGAACGCAGCCTTTGCGGCGATGCGCTTCATAGCCGTAACAGGTGCTACCTTACCAAGCATTTTATCTGCCCACGATGCTTTAAACTCGTTCATATATTATTAACCGGATTGATTGGTTCCACGTCCGAGCGCGTAATTGAAATTGGCTCGCACGTTCATGCTTCGATCACCAGTAATAAGTCCAAGCGCAAAATTGGTTTCTTGCAAAAGATTTTGAGCCGATTCCAATGATGGGAATGTGAATTGGCGGCCAGCGATAGAATACGAGACGCCACGTATTGAGCCAGCTACAATACACTGTAACGCGGCGGCGCGGATAGAATTTAATTCCGCTGCCGTAAGGCCTACTAATGTACCTTTAACGGCCATTAGCGTTTAACCCTTCCAGCGAGAATATTCCTAGCGGTTTGGTTTTGTGCCGCCATGATACTGCATCCCTTCAAGAAGCGTTCACGCTTAGAAGGAGTCATACTTTTAAGTTTAAGGTCGATGTCCCGCTTGATTTGACTGACTTTCATCAGAAAGCACACTAGCCGACACATCATCTGCCGACAAGATCACCGCCCTAATGCGGGGGTCCATGATCGCCGCCACAAGATTCATCTGATCGCAATCGAGTAAGTGATTGGGTTTCTTGGGCGGGTTGCACCATTTCCATACCTTCTCGCCTGATGACGCGATTTCCTGCCTTTTGTATTCATTCTTGATATGCTCGAAATACGATTCGGCGCAGTCCTGCGGCACCGTCCATTTATAGGTAGCAAGGCCATTCTTTAGCCGGTGGTATAGATTCTTGACCGTTTGTTGCGACCAAAAGAAATAACGCGCCTGCCGAGTATGCCCGCCAGTCCCAAGGCCGACGTGACCGACGTTGACTGACGAAAATGGATATTGTCGGACGATGCGTTGGCCTTGAACGACTTCATGGTGCGGGAAACTCTTCTTGTTGGTATTGTCGCCCCACAATCCCTGCCAGCCGTATCTAACACAAACCGCTTGCACGTTCTGCGAGTCCCACGCCGTGTCAACGAGAGTTCGCCCAGGCTCAACGCCGAGCTCTATACGCAGTTCCTCTAACTCCTCCCATGTTGTGATGCGGCCGCAGTCGATCAGTACCGATCCCGCCGGCGTATAGGCGCGGCAGACGTACCAGCGATGGGCACCCTCGCCTTTACTCGCCCGTCCCGCCTGATTGTCAATTGTCAAAAATCGGGCAATCTCACCCTCGTGCTGCGCCCGCTTGCGGTAGTCCGACTTCATCCGCACGGCATCCTCGCCGGTGTCCTCTTGCGGTGAATCGTCCCAAGCCAATGCTCTCCGCTTTTGGATGTAGTCGCGCAATTCCTCGATGCTCCCTCGCTTGGCGGCATGACTCGCTTCCAGCTTTTCCTTCAAAATATCCTGCAAGCTCATCCAGTGGATCGCCGTAGCCTCCCAATGGAAGCTGCGATGGTCCGAAGGTGCATTGGGGTTGGTCACGGTGTAACGTCCCTTCTTCGCCTGTTCACGCCGAAACTCCGAATCGGTGGGCCAGTCCACGCCACACTCCTCGCAATTGTAGCGCACGGTCGGAAGGATTTTGTGCCAAATTATATTCCCTTGGTCGTCCACGGTGTCCGTCGTCCGCTCGCACCGGAGCCGGTCGCGGGTATCGGTCATCCGCTGGAAATGTCCGCACGTTGGGCAGGGAACTTCCCATTCCTCGCACGTTCCCATGTTGTAACTCTTGTCTGATTCGTCATCAAGGATCGACCCGGTGGATAAAGTGAGAATCTGCGCACCTCGCACACCCTCACACCGTTTCTCGAATGCTCGCATCAGGCCAGGCTCGTAGGCGTGCGGCTCCTCCATTGTGAGGTATTTCACGCGCTTGGATTGTGCATTGTTATAATTTGCCCCGAGCGCGTAGAGCTGCATCGTGGGGAACGATATTCGGGCGACTCTCCGCTTGTTGGGGTCCACTGGCAGCTTGGCCGAAAGAAAGTCGTTCTCCAAGAACATGGGAATCACACGCTCCTCCATGATCTGCGCGCCAGCGTCGTCCTTCTGGTGAACGTAGTAGTAGAAGCCCGGAGCGTTATCCACGCACCAGGCAATGTGCATTTCACCGATTAGGGACTTGGCCGAGCCCGCTGGCCCGCGAACGTCCACCCGTCGCACCTTTGGATCACAGGTGGCTCTAAGCGGTTCAATCAGCCACGGCGATTCCTCCGCCACGAAAATCGGGCAGCGGGCAGAGTATGGAATCTTTAGCTTGCCGTCCGCCCACTCGATCACATCGCCGTCGAACTTGAGCCGGTACGCTTTGCCGATTTGATTTAAAAGCCAAGGGTTCGCGCTCATTTGCAGATTTTATCCAACGCAGTCTGCACCTCGCGGCACATGGCATTATATGTTGCGCGGTCGAGATAACGCTCCATCGCCGAGCAAATAGGCATAAACGCAGCTTGGCAGGTGTCGATCACGTCTTGCTTAGGGATTAACTCAGCTTTGGCTTTCTCGTATTCCACGTCTAGCTTTCGGCACGCCCTGCGCAACCGCTCAATCTCCCACTCCTCCTTTGTTACGGGATCAACCGCATTGGCCGCTTCCGCCTCAAGGTCGATCTCGTTGTCTTTCACCCATGCTTTCCACTCCTCAACATACACGCGCCCGCCACGAAATGCCGGACACCCCGAGTCCTTAGCTTCCTTTAGTAACTTTATCGGCACACCTAGCACCGCCGCAGCAGCCTTCAACGTGTCGATCACATACGGCGTCGCTTGGCTTTTCGTTGCCTTCTTTGGAGTCTTTGGCTTTCTTGGCGTTTTCATAGCGTTTGATGTATTTTGATACAGTATTCTGGTGGCATTTAACCGCTGCCGCAATGTCGATAAACCTCATTCCTCCATTGTGCAGCTCAATTATCTTCACTCGCACCTCATCCCCCAACTTAGGGGGCACAATCTTAGCGCATGGAAGTCGCTCCATCTCGTTGTCAATCGTCGAGAAAATGCGATATTTATCCATAACCCGCTTCGATCTAAGGAATGCCAGACATGAGCCGTAGTCGATCATTTATAACTTTACTCATTCACCTAGGATTCAGCTATCGCAACTCGTTTTTACTGGTCAAATTTGATCATTTTGCGCGTTTTTAGCTTTTTTTGAACTGTCACAAAA